TACAGGACCGTGAGAGTCTTCATTCGTTGGTATATTCTCGAATTTGAACCGCTTGAATGGCGCGATCCATTACGCAAAGTGAAGCCGCCAAAGGTGGACATTGAACCACTTGAACCCGTGCCGCTTGAAACTATCCGCGCATTACTGGACACATGCAAGCGCGGCAAATTCACAGACGAACGTGACAAAAGTATTTTGCTTTTTCTTTTAGAATGTCAGACAACAAAGCAACTTTATACTTAAAGTTCTTGTAATCACCGACTCGATACTGTTGTTTATTATCTATCTTAACATCAACGTTTATACCATCTATTACAAACGAGTAATCATAATCATTGTATTGTTTGGTAGATACGTTAGTGTCTTTATCAAGACTATCAAAACCATGAAAGTACGGAATAGCAATATCAATATCTGATGAACCATCTTTCCATCGGTCTAGTCTACCACCATAAAGAAATAAAGCAAGAGAACCACCAATAATAGTATTTGGAAAATCATTACAAAGTTTTTGAACAGTTTCTAACTTTTCTTCCATAGAATCTACAACTCTAGCAGTAAGCAATTCTTTTTTTGTTATTTCTTTTACAATCCGAAATGATCGTGTAATACTTTTATTCTTATCGTCAAGATATTCACCATTAACTTCTATTTCAAAGAATGCGTGATGATCTGATAATGTATAATGAGTAAAGACATCTTTTAGTTTTCTGCAAAAATGGTATCCCGTATTACTACATAGTTGTAATGGTCTTGTACTGGTGTGTGTATATTGTTCGCCCGGAACAAATATTTCAGTTCCATATTGAGACTTCAATACTTCTTGCCCATTTATTTTTACAATCTTAAAACCTTTGTATGCTTTAAAGGGAGTTTCTAGTATCTTTACTAAGTCTAATTTTTGTTGTGGCATTTTTTACAAGTACAATTTAATACCGATTTGAAACAAACGTTACAAACCTTCCCGTAAAATAATTTGAGTATCTTCATGTTTGTTTCCAATTTTAGTAATGGTATAATCTATCCATCTATAATGAATAGCAGTATCTGTTTCTATACAGAATGAAGCATTTTTAAATATTACTTCACCCCTAAATGTTCTTTTGGTTTTATTGTCATAAATTTTAACAATATCACCTTCATATATTTCTTGGTTATTGGTATCATTTCGATCTATATATTGTTCGATAACAACAGAGTCTATTGGATCACCTAATATTGGAATAAACGATATTATTTCAATAGACCTTGCTTTTCCTAAGACAGGATCAAAAGTCCATTTGGAATTGTCTAAAAAGGATTTACTAACTATATCCCACGCTCTAAGCTTTTTCATTTAAAAACTCTTTCTCTCTCCATTCGTTTTAAACATTCAAACGGAGATTCGTTAGGTAATAATTCATAAGAACAACCAACCGTTCCACCTTTCCACGATCCTTTCTTTTCGCCAATATCTTCCGAGAATTCAACATTAATAGATCTAGTAACACGATTGAGTAATGTAAAGTTAAACAAACATCTTCTTCTCCATTCTCTTTCGGTTACTCTAATTGTGGCTAAAGCATTTTGTTTTTCATTATAAGATGTTGTATAGGTATAAGGATGTGTTTCATAGAAAAGAATATCTTTCCATTTTTCTGTATTGTAGAACTCTTTGTTATGTCTTCCTATCTCATGTTCCCATTCACCATCTTTTCGTAATGCTGAAGTTCTATACCATTTCAATGACCAAGGCATATATATGTATATACCACCTTCATCTCTCCCCATTTGAATAACAAGACATTCTATATTGAATTTTGGCTCACCATAAAAGTAAAATCCAAATTCTTTATATTCTGAATCTTCAATACCTGAATCTAAGGGTAATGATATATACATATCTCCCCATCCATAAAAGATAAATGGCAATAGGATCAATGAATACCATCCAAGAAAAGGAATTAGAAGTAATGATAAAACTGTTGTGAGTTGGATGTGTATTGTAGGTCTTGGGTCAAAATATTGAGACTCTGATATAGTAGTGTGATTTCTGTCCCATTTAGGATAGAACCTAAACCATTTTCTATCTTCAATATATGTTTTCTTGTTAAGTAGTTTCATAATCAGGTGCGTTATTTAAATCTGGATATCTTTCTAGGAGATTGTCCATTTCAGTATGAACAGGATAACCTTTTTCAAGTAAGATTATACTATTTTCCAATTGCATTTTAACCAACGGAATTAAAAACGATCCTAGTTTCGGTATATTATCTACATTATATTTAGCATTTTCCAATGCTTCAAGAATTGTTGTCATGTTTAACGTATTGAATTTTATATTCAGTTAGTTTGTCTAATCCCTGTGTATCTCGGTAATAATTACCAAAGATCACTTTAGTTATTCCTGACTGTTTAATTAATGCTGCACAATGTCTACATGGACTATGTGTTACATAGAGAATAGAATCTTTAAGAGATATACCTTCTTTGGCAGCATTAAGAATACAGTTTAGTTCTGCATGAATTACATCTGGTTTGGTAACATTGTTATCATCTTCAAGTATATCAGGTTCATAGCCTGACGGAAGTCCGTTGTAGCCAAACGAGAGTATTCTATTATCTCTTACAAGTACAGCACCAACTTTCAGTCTATTGCCTTTACTGCGTAAAGCAACAGTATTGGCAATAGACATAAAAGTATCATCCCAAGTCATCACAATAGTTCAATTAAATTGATAAATTCTTTTACCGATATTGTATCAGACCAAGTTAAAGGTTCTATATCAATCTTCTGAAACAGAGCAAATGGTGTCCCGTCAAATACTGTAGAAGGAAGAACATAAGAATCAGATTCATCGTGAATAACAAATTGAAGTAACGAGGATGGCCCTGTTCTTAACTCCATTTCACTTGTAACAGTAGGATGAATCTTTATTGATTCAACCGCTACTTTTATAAGTGTTTTATCTTGTTGAAAAATAACGGTCATACTGAAAAGTGTTTAAGGAGTTTACTTGCTTCACTGAACGGATTGTTAACAAGATATTCAATTGTTACATTAGGGTATCTTTTCAACAAAGCGTTTTTAAGATGTGGTCTTGAAATTTCAGACAACCTTAGAATTTGTTGTTTACTTCTTGAGAAGTATTCGTAGTTCTGAATCCACACATAAATCTTCTTGTTGTCTGCTGTGTATTTACCAGTAAATACCCAACCAGAATTTTCAAAGCATCCATCAAAGTCTGTAAAATCTGTAATACCTTCATCTCGAAGCATATTTTTAATCTTCTCTTTGGTGAATCTTGTACCATGATAGTCTTGACCTAAATCATCAAGATTATCAATTGTAACAGGAAAACTTACAGCAACTGTTGTAACGGCTGTTACTGTTGTAGTATTTGTAGGTAATACTTGTTGTGCATAATACACTTTATACACTCCATTGTCATCAAAGTGAAGACCTTGCTCACCTAAAAACCAACTCGTCCACTGTTGTGTCCATACATGATCTGGATAATCCCGACGAAGTTCTTCTTTAAGTTCTAATGAACTTATAGTGCTGTTGTTAAGCCACCAATCAGCAAGCATTTGTTTGGCTACATTAATGTCTGGTTGTTTCAATACCATAGTAGATATTTTATTATTGTTTGTTTAGAATTATAAACAATGTATTCATTGTTTATTAGATCGTTCCCACCTTTAGCAAAAAGAGAATCACATCCTTCTTTTTGCAATCCTGTTTCGGTGAAGAAGTTTGTTGGTTTGTCGTGTCTATTCCTTCCTGTGTACTGATATGTATTTCCAAGATGTACGTCTTGGATCATAATGAACTTGTCTGGTGTATAACCACAATAACCAAGACTCTTATCAAGTACATCAGCATGATAAACACCATCACCATAAGCAGAACCAGAATAATAAGCACCTGTAGGACGAATTAATAATCCGTTCTTTAGGATACTTAATATGTTTTGACTTCTTGAACCATGAATTAACAATCTTGTTGTTTTATTACTAGATTGATTAACGTGTTCATCAAAGAAACTTTGTTTGTTGTGTTCTACTCTGAATATCTTTTTAGGTGTTCTAATTCTTAGTGAGTCAAGTTCAATAGTTGATTCTGGACGATATTCAATTGATCTAAGATTATAGTTACCACAATCAAACAAGTTAGATGTTGTTTGTGTAACCATACCTTTCAATGAATCAAGAGTATCCTGTTCATCAGATAGAAACTTGTTTAACCTTTCCGTACTCCAGTCAGACGTTGGTATATAATCAACTACTCTGTGCATTTTTCTTGGAAAAATTATAAACAGGTTTCTACATAATACCTGTATGTGTTCTATTGATGTTGCCTTTGCTATATTATCAAGAGTTGTTTGAGCATCTTTAATTTGTAGTTCTGTTACAGAACCAAGATTTAGATTGTAGTTCTTTACAACTGATTCATTGGCATATTTCATCAATGTCTCAAACAACAACTTGATATTTGGATCAACTCCATCAAAAGATAATTCAGATGATTTTTCTTCCAAAAAGTGTGTAACATCAATATATCCTTTTCTCAACTTTTCATTTTTCTTACTTGAAAATTGACTCGTAGAACATTTTGCTTTTTGACTACCAGCACCAACACGACCAAACTCAATCTCTATTTCACCGTTCTTTTCTACCATATTGTAGAACTTGTTGTGGTTAGAAACAGGATCTACAAAGATTAGTTTACACACCAACATTATTTCTTGCCTGTTGAGCCAAATCCTCCAACACCTCTTGTTGTTTTAGAAAGAGTTTCTTCTTTCACTTCTGCAAAAATAGCAGGTACAAGAATCAATTGACCAACTCTCTCTCCAATCTTGTATGGAAGATCTTGCCTCTTACTATGAGTAGACGTGATAATACCTTCTTCGTTCAAAAGTGTTACGGTTCCTACAGGACGCATTCTTATTTGTAGTTCACCTCTGTATGAAGGATCAATAATTCCGATAGAATTACCAAATACCCATTCTACTTTTGACAGACTACTTCTTGGAACTAACATAGCGAAGAATCCTGCTGGTGGTTCAATTCCTATACCAAGATTGTAGCACAAGGCTCCTTCTCTAATACTGATTGAATCAACAAATACATCAAGTCCTACAGAACCTTCTTCTGCTCTAACTGGTAGTTTTGCTGTCTCTGTTAATTTTTCTACTTTCAGTGTATTCATATTGTTGAGTAAATTATTTCTTGTTGGTAAATAGGCGGGAAATCATATTCCCCCTTTGTTAAATGCTCTATTGTGTCTGATCGAAGATCACCAGCAACATCAATAACTTTCTGTATGAAAGCATCTCTTGCCGATTTATCCCTTTGTAGTATTTTTCTTTTGTCTTCTTTGACAACCCTAATTTGATTGTCCGTATATACTTTACTGTACTCTCCTTTCAAGAAGGCATTTATGTCGACAGGACATTTCAATACTATTGCATGTATGTCCGTATCGATTATAGTATCCATCAAATATTCCCCATGCTCTTTTGCTCTGGAGATTATTTGAGTTATCTTATCAAAATCTGTTACTTGGAAAAACAATGTCAATCCAAGACAACTCTGTATTCCTGCTCCAACAGTAATGATGGATGGTACTACAGATTTAATATCTTGATAAGACTTTAACAACACTATACTTGGCCACAAATACTCCCTGCTCTTATTAACAAAGCTTCTCTTTATGTTATGCTCTAGTCTCATATCCTTTTTTTAATAAGTCCTCAAATGTCTTTAAAGACATTGTGACTGTCGTATCTTCTTCTTTCCTTCCTCTTTTATGGATTATTATGTATGGATAATTATGAACAGGATTGTCTAACGTAAAGAACTTTTTTAACAATTCTTTTGTTTGAGCAGATAGTTCGGCAAACTTAAAATTTGTTTTCTCATATCCACTTTTACACTGAACGTTAAACGGAATGTTCACAAGATCAATACCACAATCATCCATAGCCCTACTTACCTGTCTTGCTGTTTTCACAAGTGGAAAGTATTGTTCAAACATTTTTCTGATTTGAAGTTCAAATCTGTGCCCTTTGTCTCTGTTCTTGTTCATAGTCACTTATCCTTTGTTTTAAACTGCTTATTTGTTTTTCTAATTCTCGAACTTCTTCTTTTTGATAATTATAAATCTGTACCTTATTTTCTTTTTTCCAAATATCAAGTTGAAGTTGTGCTTGATACTTCTTGGTAAAAAGTTGTTGTTCGGTAAATTCATCACTACCTCCATAACCAGCAGAATCCTCTGCGTTATACATAATGGTTGTTTTATAGAAAGATCTATAACTATTATCTACCCACAAAAAATTCAATGAAACATTGGTTATCTCAAGTTTTCTTACTTCACTATAATAATTTCTAACAGCGTAAACAGTTTGACCAATCTTAAACTTAGGTTTGACTATCAACTTTGGGTTGAATGGTATTCCAGTATCAAATTTTAACTCCATGATATTTCTACTTGTCCTGATTCAACAAGACATCTGTTTACTTCTTTAAAGAATCCAACGAATTTATGATCTCCATGTGTTTCAGCAGCAGGATGACATCTTTGAATTAAAAAGTTCCACTTTGTCTTAATAAGCCTGTTAAACAGTTGTGCTTGTCTTCCCAATAAAACAAAAACAATAGGTTTCGTTTCTTCTCTTGAGATAAACAAATCGTTTAACGTGATTATCAATTCTACCATAAATTCTTTCCAATATTCAGCATGTGATCCCGGCTTATACTCATCACAAGATAAACTTGAATTGAGAAGTAAAACTCCTTGATCTGTCCAATGTTTTAGAGTTGTATCAAACGTTTGAGCAAGATCAGATAGTCCGTATTCTTTTTCAAGTTCTCTAATCAGAATTTGCATAGATGGTTGTTTACCATCAATACAAGCAAAAGCATGTCCTGTTGCAACTCCCGGTTGAGGATATAGATCCTGTCCAACAATAACAACCTTAATTTTGTTCGGATCAATCTCAAGACATTTTAAAATCTTGTCTGGACTATCGGGACAAAGTTTAGACTTGTATTGCTGTTTATGACGTAATACTTTTTCTATTGCATCATCTAAATAATCTATAACCAAACCATCTTTTTCTGCTGGACATTGAAGTAGTCTAAGAAACGACGGATGAATGTTTCTTATGATGCTTTCAGTAAGTTGTTGCATATTTCAGTTAGTTTTACATCAAATGCTTTCTTTTCAAATCTTGTTTTGAAATTAACGTTAAGTCTAAAACAAAAAGGTGACATGTCATCAACAAATTCAAGATGTTCAGAATTACTTCTGAAATAAGCCAGTGCGTTTTTTTCAGATCGACCGTCAATAAACGAACCTAGTCTAACATAAATTTTTTCATAAGTAAATCTGGAACTAAAATGAGCACTCTTTACATAAACTAAGAGGTTAAAGTTCTTATCAAGAATACAATTTTTTCCGATTATATACTGTTTTCCACCTATTTCACAACTATACAGATTATGGTTCATTATTGTCCTTGAAGCATATCTCCAAACATTTGTAGAACAATAAGAAGAAATAGATTCAATTCTATTCCAAGGTGGACGATCAATACTATCTCTTATAAAAAACCCAAAAGGAAAGTAGTGTTTTATACTTCCTGTGAATTTGTGAGTTTCGCCGAATTGAAAATTATTCAGATCTAAAGGAATCAATGATTCCGTTATATTCTGTGAATCTACAGAAGGGTTTTCCTGTTCCATAATTTAAAATCTTTTGTGTAATCACTCCATGAATAATAGACGCTACAAAACTTGTTTGTTGATAAGTACATGCGACACCATCATTTTCATCAATAGTTCCGTTCAAGAAATTTGTTTCATACCAATCTTCATTCTCTGGCGTAATAGCAAATACCTGAAAGAACTCTGCCAACAACCTACCGTCAACAAATAATTCACGATCTTCCTGCTGTTTCCAGTTATGAAACATAATTTTTCTTGTCTCATAATTATCAACAGCAGATACCATAATAGGATATGCAATAGAATCGTTTTTGTATTTATCTAGATAATACTCAATCTGTGCATTACCAACAAAGCCTTTTAGGTAATCTTCAAGACACTTAAACTTTGTCTGGCCTATCTGACCTTTTGCAAATCCTTGTGGGATACAATTGTGTTCTGATACAGTATCCGGTTCAAAGATTGTCAGTTTCTGTTGACAGTCAAGTAATCTTTTTGCTGTACCAAAACCAATACCACCAAGACCTACAAACAGTATATCCATTGGCGGAATCTGCATGAAATCAGCATCTTTATATCTATTTGTGTTCATTATTTTAACTGATTTAGTTCTCTAATTAACCGATTCAGATTTGGAATCAATTCTTCGAGATTTTGATTCTTTGATTTGTATGGTATGATAGCCGTTACACTTCTTTGGATATAAGAACATAGTTCTTGATTCGTAACACCTGTTGTTTCAACAAAGTCCTCAAAATTAACCAATTCAATTGGAAACTGATGTTGATATTCCATCATCAGTTGTTCAATTGTCTTAACCGAATAATCCTCAAATATATACTCTTGAATAAAGTCGTTAATCGGCAAAGTCTTTTTAACAACTTTGTTTGGAGTATAAGTATTCCTGTTGGCCAAATAACTATCTTCTTCAAAATCAAAAGATCCTTGATAAGTATTTGGGTCGTATCTACTAACTGTAGGATTATATGTTCCATTTCCTTTAGGAAACATGCTTGACACTGGTGCTGGTGTTTTTGCTTGAACTTTATCCAACCAAGACATAAATATATCATCTCCTTTACATCCTTCTGGTAGGATTACATCACAATCAAATATAAGTGCTTGGTTACTCGTGATAAACTTCTCTGTTTTACCTGTCGTTGGATGTTTGATTTCATAAGACGTACTTGCTGGCATAGCCAGTTTAATACAGAATCGTCCAGCATTATTACATACTACCGACAAAAAGTAGTCATAGTATTGTGTGTTGTCTGCTAGGTCTTGGTTGTCTGTTGATGAAAAGAATACATCCATCCTGTTGTGAGAATGTATATCACCCAACTGTACAGTCATTGGATCTTGACCTCTTTCCATTAAATATTGGAGATAAGTAGCGTCATACGTGAATCCTGTATGTGCTGCTGTATCAGCAGACAACGGCAAGAAATCAAATATTTCAATATTCAATTGTTGAACAGATTCAACATTAAATAGTTTATAGAAACAAATTCCTGACCATTCGATATTTGGAAACTTGTTACACGCTGCTTGACAAGCGTCTATGAACGGTTTTGTAAGTTTTACTGGTATTTTAACATTGGAGTGTACCAGTGCTAGAGATGATTTCTTTCCAGAAATCGGTTGAGTTGATAATTGAGTCATAAACGTTTTTTAATATTTCTTGCCTTGCTATTTCGCAAGGTATTTTATTTGCTGTATTTACCGTATCCGTTGTATCTGATTTAATTACCAGATCAACAGGTTCATCTCGAAACTTGAAAGCAATTGGCCTTCTTGTTTCTGGTTTGTCTTCATTTATACAATCTTTATACCAAAGACTATTAACAAAATAACCTATAAAGTTATTTTCTATTAACCATTTATCTGTTAGTTCTTTATCAGCACTTATTGATATTTGGTAAGCACCATTAATGCTTGGTAAGGATACTTGTATGGGAACTTTACTGATAAAATCAGATACCCGGCCTATCATTACTACATCTCTATATTGATTTGAATAAAGAGGTAATTTGGAAATGTATGAATATGGACTATGGTTTGTTGATTCTGTTTCAATGAAATCTGGAAGTAATGATACTATCCTTATCAACTGTTCGTCAAACGGTAAACTAGATTCTCTAAAAGACATGTTAGGGCCAAAACATATAGATGATGACCAACTATATAATTGTGTTTGCATATTTACATGAGAATGAAGATATCTACTTGCTTCTTGTGCATAAGTAAAACTACATCGTCTCATTTCAACATCTCCATTATAGTCAATCTTTACATACAAATCTGTAATAGGTGTTTTTTGACCATAAACATTAGTACAAAAAGAATCAGGATATTTTAATATAATAACTGTACTTGAACAATCCCATTCCCAACCCAACCCTTCAAGAAACTCAAATAACCAATCAGCAAAATCATCAACTTCTTTTATTTGTCTTGAGAAAAATTCTATATCAGATACAAAACTCTTGATTTTTTCTTTTGTCATAAAACAAAAATTAAGGGGTTATTGCTAACCCCTTTTTTAAAGACAATTATCTTACACCTTTTGATTGCATATAAGCCAGAATATCATCCGGTACTTCTACTACAGTAGGTCTTTGAACTACAGGCTCTGGATCACTGGATTCATATTCCAGTTCATCATTTTCATCTTCTTCCAGTTCGTCAACATCTGCCAAACGGTCTGCTAAAGCAGAAATACGAGTTTCAAGTGTTTGAAGTTTTACTTCCAAACGACCTACCCGTGCTTCCATATTAGCAAGTTCATTTGTACTGGTTGTACTGGTTTGATTGTTTGTTACAACTGTTGCTGTTGTATTAGTAGGTTGAAGCCTGTTATACAATGCTGTCATTTGTGCAGCAGTAAGACGCGAATAATCACCAATCAATTCAACAATATGCTTGTTACCAGCATTAATTGCTTTTTGACGTTGTTCCTTTACAAAGGATTTCATTTCATTATACCCCAAACCCTTATTGGTTGTATGTGGGGTAAGAGCAATAGAGAATCCGTCCGTTATAGGAATGGATGCCATTGCTGTTTCAGGACTTGAATTATGAAGTGGATCACCATTTGCAAACCAAGTCACTTTGAAACCTGTTACATCAATGTTGTGTTTTGTTATAAGGAATTGAACCAGTTGACCGAAGTTCTTTACATCTTCCGGTAGTTCCAATCCTGCAAATCTTTCCGATGCTTTTGTGCCGAATACGTTAAATTTCATTTCAAAAAATTTTATAACTGTTAATATACATTTCGTAAGGATCTTTATAGGAACATTCTATAATTTTATAGTTAATGTTATATAAAGATGATAGTTTAGCAGCTTGTTCAAATCCAGTTAAATCATTATCAAAAATGATTTGAATGTCTTTAAACCGCAATTTTAGATTGTCTATAATATTCTGTGGAATATAACAACCTTCATTTTGTAAAGCAATGACACTTTCAAAACCATAATGGTATTTAAGTGTCATCCTATCTTTTTGTGACTTACTGATAATAAGTAAATCACCTGTTTCGTTTAATGAATCAAGACCAAATATGTCTTGATTGTTGCAATTAGAATACCATCTGTTCTCGATCTTTTCTGGAAAATACAATTTCACATGATCTGTTTCTGGAAAATGGTATGCTATACATAAAGCATTTTTATGTAAGAAATTCTTTTTCCACATACCATTCTTATGCGACCAATAATCTTCCACAAGATATATATGTTCTTTTTCCAGCGCCTCCACAGGAAGATAGAACATATTGTCTTTAGACCAATCTTTTTTGGTAAACCTAATTGTTAGTTTGTCCTTGTAAATAGGATTTGATGGTGTTCCGGTATATCTGCCTTGTGCTATGAATTCAACAGCATTATAAAATTTTATCGCTTTAATCTCCATCACGGTATTGAAAATATTCCAATAGAGTTTTCCTTTATAAGCAGTGTTTTCTACAAGACACAAATAACCATTCTTCCATTCAAATCTACAGCCAGCATTTTTATCTGACCTAAAAGGACTTTTAAACCTTTTATATAAATCAGGGAAATATCCCAATATAGATTGAAATACTTCTTCCTGATTTATATTATGTAAAAGGTCTTTGTAGTTTATCTTTTCTTTACGCTGATTTCCTAATATCAATCATTCCAACTTGCGGTTTGTGGGATTGAAGGATTGTTAGGAACACCGCCTAGAGAATTTTCTACGGTAAATGCTTGTGGCTCAAAGGAATAATAAAATCCTTGGAACATATCACGACCACCAGTAAGACTGTTTGCATGACGATCTTTCAATCGTTTGGTATGAAATTCACCAGCACCAGAGCCATACTTATCAGCAAAGAACATTTCAGGATTAGACGAGACATTTTGATAATACTTTGGTGGAGTATCCAGACTTGCCGAAACAACAAACATACAAATAAACGTGTTGAGAGGATACTCAACGGTCAAGTTGTTAAACCCGTCATATTTACCTTCATACAAATCTTTGGCTGTTAGACCAAGTTCTGATGTAAGTACTGGATAATCTTGACCTGACTTGTAATTAAAATCGGTAAGGGCTTGTACAAAAGCAATAATCGTATCTTCACCGTTACGAAGTGGTGTTAAACCTTCAAATTGGGATTTGATATTCAACACACCATCTTCTTTCTTACCAGCCCAAGTAACATTACCTGTGCTTGTAAGAATTTTATAGTTACGTGGATTACCTTCACTGTCTGTAGGAGTTGTTTCCAATTCTCCAATGTTAACTCGAAGATTAACAATCGTACCTGTTGATGTTTCTTGGAAATAAAACACACACGGACGATAAGTTTTACCGTTCTTGTCCACCAAATCATAGTTTGGTTCCCGTGTTTGTTCTTTACCGTAAATCTCTGTAAGTTTTGTACTATCTGGGTTGACAGCTAAGAACTTAACTTGTTGTGGGCCTGTAAGCAATGTACGGGGAGAAAACCCCGTTCCTTCTTCTCTCTTGTTTCCTAACATAATAAAAATATAAATAAATAATTAAGCAATCTTTTTTACAATCGGCTCTTTAACCCAATCTGGATAGATTAGGTTCCAAAATACAGTCAATTCTTTTGTTGTGGGATCAAACTTACTAAATACAAATTCAGCATTCATTAAATGCTGCGCTCTGTTTTTAGTCATTAAATCTGTTTCCTGTGCAACGTTATTGAACATAACAGTATTTGCATCCTTACGGTACAAATATCCAGCAGCCTGACAATCACGAAGTAAATCTGTTTTCAGTTTACCCGTCAAATCCAAATCCTTTGCTGCAACACTCGTGCCATTCTTTAACAAACTTCCCTGCTTGGTATGCCCTAGAAAAATAATCCCATAACGCACCAAACCTTTCAATTCCTGATACAGTTCATCCCAAGCCATATATAACCACCTATAACCAGCACCTTCTGGTAACTCACTAATAACATCTGCTACTGGCGGACTACCTTTCTTAATCATTCCTTGTCCAATAATAGACTTGTTAAAATTACTTGTAGCCCTGATTTCAGCCAGTTTTTGAAGTTGTGTAAGCGTATCCACACCAAGGAAATCATATACATAATCTCCTTTTTTGGCATTAGCGTCTTTCAAAGAACTTACAAACATTCTAAATGTACCAAGAAGTGTCAGTGGTTCTTGTCCAGCAGATAGTTTCATATTGTACTCATTCATCTTCTTACGAAGATCAAAGTTAAAACCACCATAACCTTCTGTGCCTGATTCTAAATCAAGATTTAAGCATTTTGGCAACAAGGATAGGGCTACAGTTTTACCTGTTCCTTGGTGTGAACCAAGAACAAGTCTGGATGGCATTAGAGGGCCAAATTCCTCATTGGGTAGATTAGATAAATCAAACATTAGGCTTGAGTAAGTGTTTCTTCTTCGTTAGTGTCACCAATCATTGATACAAGTTCTGGAAGAACTTCTTCAAGAACTTCAAGATCATTGACTGGTTCTGCTACTGTATCATTTACCAGTTCCACACCGTAGATAATTTTCTCTTTGATCGTCACTTTCTTTGGGCGTTCTGTCAAATTCAATCCACATTGCTCAAGGATAGCAACAAGATGTTTTTTGGTTACTGCTTTACCATTGGGAAGTTGGTACTGTGAACAGAAATCATCAACTTTTTGGGTCGGATCATGGTACCATGCAATTACTGCACTTTTGGTAATTTTGGTTGTTACTGTTTTTGTTACGACTTGTGTCATTCTAAATAAATTAATTGTTATAAAATTGTGTTAGTTCTGTGTTGAATACAGTTCTCCCATCTATCGTAATAACTGGTGGTGGAAGTTCTGTATATTTATTTGTTGCTCCATGAAAGTGCAGTCCGATATTCTTATCTACCGCTCCTTTCCTGTGTTTTAGAACACTAAGCGACCTAAAATGATCTCCGAAGTTCTTAACCGAATATCCACCATAAGAATCTATTGGTGGAGTGCATGCTGCTGGATTAAAAAGACCAAATACAACTTGATATTCTTGCTGTACTATTTTATTTACACCAAGTTTATCTAAAGTAGGTTCTGCACGTCCCATTTTTAAATCTTCCGCATTACCACTTGACGCTTCTTGCTGATGAATAAATACGGGAATTGTCTGATACTTCTTGGCTATAAACTTAATTGTATATTCAGATAATTTACCTATAGCCTTATGTTTATCAGAAGCATCGTTAAATTGATTTTTCTCTGGAGTTACAAGAGTGATATGGTCTGTTACAATCATTACTTGTGTATCAGGATTGTGATAAGTAAAATTAAAGGAAGACCATTTGTTTCCAAATTCGTCTTGATCTATAATACCATCCTCCCTAATACCAAGAGGTTCCATAAATCGTTGAATTGTTTTGTATATACCTGTTGGATTAGATACATAATCTACAACTTTTATACACTTCTTCATTTCTTCGATCTCTGGTTCTAACTCTCGTATAACTCTGTTGTGTTCTTCTGTACGTCCTTCATGGAACCTTTTGTACTGATAGTATGTTAATGTTAAACCATAACGTTCGTACATTAGATCACATAATAGGCTTATCCAAAAGGTTTCTTCATCTTCCTCCAAAGCAAACCATAAACAATGAAATGGTATATTGTTTGCTTTACAATAAGTATATGAGTGTAAGAGAAATGCAAATTTAACAAACTTGGTCTTACCAACTCCTGTTCCAGCAGTTACACAATGAATCACACCTTTTAACCAACCGGGTATTACTTTAAATAACCGTGGAAAAAGTGTTTCAATACTAATGAATTTTGGTTTCATTTAGATAGTTTTTTACTTTATCATGCAATACATCTTCTATAACCGATAGCAAAATATTAGGATTATGTTCAATTAACGTTTTAGCAAGACCTTTCCATTCTTCACCCCAACTACGAAGTTTTTCTATTTCTTTTCTTAATTTTTCAACATCACTTTGAAGTGAAGAAAGATCCCATGAAATGTCTGATGCTGAACTATGACAATCATCAACATCATCATATTTTTCGATTGAGTTTGCTTCTTTTTCACAATTGCGTACTGTTGAAATGATTTTATTAATTTCTGGACACTGATGTCTAGGCGGTAGAGGAATACCAAATAACAATTCTGAATTTTCTACATTACAAAGTGATTTGATATCTTTAATTTCTATTTTCTTGCTCATCGTACCAGTGGTTAAATAACTCTAATTGATCTATTAACATACCAGATATTTTATTACTTGTCTGCATATAAACACTTTGATATTTGCCTACATAACGTAAGAAAACATCCTTGTCTGCTTTTCGTATTACGTTAAACGGATCAATAAGTAACTGATATTCTTCATTCCATTTCCAATATCCTATTAGATAATGGAAAGTTTCAAATTTAATATCTTCTGGAATCTTAGTTAATTTCCATCCAGAAATTGTTTTGCATGTTACAACCATTTTGTATCTACAGTTTTTGTTTCATCAAAATCTTCTACACACATTTCCAATAAAGAATATGGTTGTCCATTTTTGATTGTTAGAATAAAGTTATCTGCGTTTGGAATATACTGTTTATCTGGACTTGTTTCTATAAATAACTTGGTTGCCG